TAGAGCAAAGCAGATGGCAAGAGATAGAATAGCTGCTGGTAGAAGTACACTTACGAATAAACTAAAACCTGTAGCACAAGCAAAACCTGTAGCACAAGCAAAACCTGTAGCACAAGCAAAACCTGTTTCTAGACCAGGATTATCATCAGGTGCTGCAGCGGCTCAGCAGATGGCAAGAGATAGAATAGCTGCTGGTAGAAACACAGTTACTGGTCAACTAAAAACTCCAGTACAACAAGCAAAACCTGTAGCACAAGCAGCACCTGCTCCACAACAAAAAGTTGTTAGTGGACAGGGTAATAGACAGATGCCAGTAAAAACTGGTGGTATTCAGGCAGGTAAAGCAATTAGAGGTGGATTGAATAGATTGGGATCTCTTGCTGGTAAGGCTGTTGGTGCTGCTCGTAATGTTGCTGGTAATGTTGCTGGTGCTGCTCGTAATGTTGCTGGTAATGTTGCTGGTAATGTTGGTAGAGTTAGCAATGCTTTATCAAATAGAGGACCAATACAAGCAAGACCTACTCAACAATCAAGACCTGCTCCACAAGCAAGACCTACTCAACAATCAAGACCTGCTCCACAAGCAAGAAATATCTCTCCTGCTGATTCAGCAAAAGCTAGAGAGCAGAAAAGAATGGATAAAATACTGAGTAATGAAAAAGGTGGTACAACTACAAGTTCTCCAAATGCAATGGGTGGAAAAACCACTACAACACAATCAGGAAATAGAACAACAGTAACTAATACTGGTGGAACTAATTTGGCAAGAGATGGTGCAGCTGAAACAATTAAAAGATATCAAGCAATACAAAACTATAAAAAAAGTAAGGGTCTTCCATATCAAAAAGTGACTATTGGTAAAGAAGGTGATAAAGATCCATTTAATTTCCATTATGAACCAGTAGGTGATCTTATATCAGATTCATTTGATATTACTGTTGACTTCTTAATAAGTGAAGGTCATGCTGCAGATAATTCTGAAGCAATATCTATTATGACTGATCCTGAGTTTATAGCAGGTTTTAATGCTGAACTTAATGAGTCTTCTGAAAATAATAAATAACTAAAAGAATTGAGTAAGAAAAATGAGTAAGTTTTCTGAGGCAGCTGGGTTGCCTACAACAACACATGAAACTGGAACTTCTGGAACAACTGCTCCACCTGTTACACCTGCACCATCAGAAACAGTAGCACCTCCTGTATCTTCTCCTATAGCAGATATAGTTGCTCCACCTGAGAATCCTTTGGATACTATGCCAGTGGCTACTACTCCAGATATACCACCTGTTGGTGATTTCAAATGGATGTCTAAAATTAAGTTAGAAGAAATTGGCAGAACTCTTGGTATAGAGTTAGATAGAAGATTATCACAACCAAAATTAGTAGAGCAATTGGAAGAGCATATTGCTAGTCTTGACGGTTAAGGTCAATTAACAAACTGGTACACAGGGGGTCGCAAGACCCCTTTTTTGCTTTATAATAGGTTCATCTAAATAAAGCACTACATCATGGCATTTGAAATCAAAATGACCGAAGACCAAATTGTTGATGGATTGAGGGGAACATATGGATCTGAGTTCACTGCTGCTGACATCCGTGGATTTTGTTCTCTTAATGATATTTCATACCAAACAGTTACAAAGAAATTAAAGAAATATAACGTAGCAAAAGGTAGATGGAATCTAGAAGTTACTCCTAAAGCAGTTGAAGAGATTGAGAAGGCATATTCTGCTCCTGCAGTTACTTCTCGTGTAGATCAAGACCTTGTACCAGTAAAGGATAATACATTTGTTAAGTTTGGTCCTTTTACTGATATAAAGAAAGTAATTCAATCAAAGCAATTCTATCCTACATTTGTTACTGGTTTATCTGGTAATGGTAAGACCTTTGGTGTAGAGCAAGCATGTGCTCAACTTGGTAGAGAACTTATTCGTGTAAACATTACAATTGAAACTGATGAGGATGATCTTATTGGCGGTTTCCGTCTTGTTAATGGCGAAACCGTATGGCACAATGGCCCAGTCATTGAAGCACTCGAACGAGGTGCTATATTGCTCCTTGACGAGATCGACCTTGCCTCTAATAAGATTCTCTGCCTCCAGCCAATTCTTGAAGGAAATGGAATCTTCCTTAAAAAAATCGGGAGATTTGTCAATCCAAGAGCAGGATTCAACGTTGTCGCAACCGCAAATACTAAAGGCAAAGGTTCAGATGATGGAAGATTCATTGGAACTAATGTGCTCAACGAAGCCTTTTTGGAGCGATTCCCTGTAACCTTTGAGCAAGAGTATCCACCTGTATCAGTAGAGAAAAAGATTCTTGGTGGTGTTGCTTCACAGTATAATGTAACTGATGTTAAATTCTTAGACAAACTTGTGGATTGGGGTGACATCATCCGCAAAACATTCTATGATGGTGGTATTGATGAGATCATTAGTACTCGTAGATTAGTACACATTGTTCGTGCTTATAGTATCTTTAATGATAAAGCAAAGGCAATTCAAGTTTGTGTTAACAGATTTGATGATGAGACTAAGCAAGCATTCCTTGAATTATATGATAAGGTAGATGCTGACTTCCAATTACCAACTGAGGAGTAATATGAAAGTGTTGGTTCCATTTGGTCCTCTGATATATCAAGGCGATATATCAGAGGATTCTCTAAAATATTTTCTTAGTGGTGCAGAGAAGAGTAGAGATCATGGTGATGATATGAGATCATCATTAGCAGGTCATATCAAAACTGAAAGATCAGGATTATTTGATCCACAAATTTTTATGGATCATATTGATATACATGTCAGACGATATCTATATCTTGTTCATGAAAGACGTTGTAATTTAAATGAACTTCATGTACATTCTACGAAAGAGGAACAACATAAACTTGATCTCAGGATAGTGGAAAATGTAATGGATCCTAATATAAAAATTAATTATGATATGGGTGGTGGTCCTTGGATAAATTTTCAAACAAAAGGAGAGTTTAATCCATTACATGAGCATAGTGGTGATACTAGTGCTATAATGTTTCTTGATATACCTAAAGAAATAGCAGAGGAAAATAAAGATGATCAACATCAATGTATGAGAATTGGATGTCTTGAGTTCGCATATGATAATAGTTGTTGTTCTGTAATAACACCTAAAACTGGAATGATATTTTTATTTCCTGCAAATTTAAGACATACCGTTTATCCTTTTAAATCTGATGTTGAAAGGATAACTATGAGTTTCAATTTATCTAATGTAACACTTTTATGACTATTTGGAAAAATTACATCACTGCACTTGAAGAAACTTTTCCCAATTTATGGGTGGTAGAAGAGTGGGCAAGATGGGAAGGAAAGGATGCTAAGTTAATAGCAAATATTCGTGAGGGTACTCACTTTATAAAGGCAAGAGAAGCACTTATAACAGATCCTAATGCTGACATATACAATACAATACTCTATCCTAAAACAGGAGCAGATCTTCCTTGTTTTGGTATGGATCTTATGAAGTTTACTGATAAGAAGGTTATTATTGTATTTGACTTCCAGCATCCAAGAGAGAAGTATTTGTTTTCTGTTGATGGATTACCTAAAGATGATGGTAAGTATAGATTCTTTGAGATGGGTAATCACTTCTCTGAGAATATCTTTGTGAGGTATTGTAAACCTGATGAGGTTGATGAACATCTTGATATGTTTAAACAATACTTGACTAAGTACAAAAGTATGTTAGAATTGGAAAAACCAACTGGTGAAGATACTACAGTCTATAAGGATTTTGATGCTTATATGACTAAACTTGATCCAGTTAGAGGATACTTGAAAACAAAGTTTGGTGAAGAGAAATCTGAGTCCTTTGTAAATGATTTTTTATTCTGCTATGGTTAATGCTTGGAGTCTACTTTACGATGAAATTTACGGAGATGATGAAATGACTGACAATACAATAACATCACTAGAGAGTGATGAGTACGATCCTATAGTAACAACTTCTACTAATAATACCTATACAATTAGTGGTGGTACAACTGTTGATTTTAGTGATGTTAATATAGGATTAACAACTGCATCAGAATGTACTGATAATACATTTTTTATTGATACTACTCAAATGGGAGATATATCAATAGATATGTCAAATTATCCTGGTGTTGCTACATGTGGTGATGCTTATTCAGGTGGAGCAGAGTTTGTTGATTATCTTACTTTAAATGATGTACCAACATCAAATACAGTTACATTCAGCGATACACCAGCACCTGGTATAGAATCAAACAATCCTAGAAAATATAAAGAAGATGAAGCTATTAAAGCTCTTCAGGATTATATCTCTACAACATATGGTGGACATTATACTTCCAGAGAAAACAATGTCCAGACACTTGACCTTATTGAGTCCGTAGGAGATGCTGAATCATTCTGTAGATCTAATGCGATTAAGTATTTAAGTCGCTATGATAAGAAAGGACAAGCAAAACGTGATATACTAAAAGCACTACACTATTCACTCCTACTTTATCACTTCAGTGGGCAACTAAAAGAGACAACTACCCGTGGTTATGAAACTTTCTGAAAAGACATTAACAGTTCTAAAAAACTTTGCTGGAATTAATAATTCAATTCTTGTAAAAGAAGGAAACAGTCTTCGTACTATTTCTGTTGCTAAGAATATTCTTGCTGAAGCAGATATAGAAGAAGATTTTCCTAGACAATTTGGAGTATATGATTTAAATCAATTCTTAAATGGATTGAGTCTACATCAAGATCCTGATCTGGATTTTGCTGAAGAATCTTATCTTAATATCCGTGAAGGTAAAAGAAGGGTTAAGTATTTCTATGCAGATCCACAGGTAATTATTTCTCCACCAGATAAGCAGATTACTTTACCGTCTGAGGATGTGCGTTTTCAATTGGAAAGTGCTTCTTTAGATAAGTTGCTTAAAGCAGCAGCAGTCTATCAGTTACCTGATCTATCAGCAGTTGGTGGAGATGGTGTCGTTAAACTTGTTGTTCGTGATAAGAAGAATGATACTTCTAATGAATACTCTATAGTTGTTGGTGAGACTAATAAGAAGTTTTCATTTAATTTTAAGGTTGAGAATATTAAAATTATTCCTGGTGCTTATGATGTTGTTGTTTCTTCTAAATTACTTTCTTGCTTTACTAATAGTGAATATAATTTAACTTATTATATTGCCTTAGAACCAGATTCTACATTTGAGTAATGTTTGAAAAGGTTTCTTTATTTTCTATAGATGCATATAAAGTAACGGTTGATAATTGGTCTGAAGAACATAAAGATCGTATACTCGATTTAGTTTCTGATGAATATTGGAATGATCATTATACCGATTTTCATAGGTATAATAATGGTGAAACTCCACCATATGCTAATGAATTACTTCAGATATTAAATCCATATCTTCAAGAATTTTTTAGTAAAAATCAAATATCACGTATAACATCATTATGGTGTCAAAGATGTAGATCTGGAGATTTTCATGGACCACATGATCATGGATCTCTTGGGTATTCTGCTGTTTTTTATGCTAAAATGGATATAGGTGTTCATTCTGGTACTCAATTCTTTTGTCCGTTTCCTAATGATCATGGGCAGAAGGAAAACATAATTGCTTCTGTACAAGAGGGAGACTTAATAATTTTCCCTTCACATGTTCTTCATATGGGAACTGTTCATTATGATCCCAATAAAGAACGTGTGATTTTCTCTTTTAATTTTTTATAACATCATGAGTGACTTTATTTGGGTGGAGAAGTATCGACCCCAGACAATTGAAGAATGTATTCTACCTGAAAATATCAAAAAGACTTTTCAGGATTTTTTATCTCAAGGTGAGATCCCTAATATGCTTCTATCTGGTCCTCCAGGTATTGGAAAGACCACGGTTGCTAAATGTTTATGTAACCAGTTAGGGGCAGATTATTATGTCATTAACGGATCGGATGAGGGACGTTTTCTTGACACTGTTAGGAATAATGCCAAGAACTTTGCGTCTACGGTATCTCTCACTAGTGAGTCGAAGCACAAGGTCATCATTATCGATGAGGCAGACAATACCACTCCCGATGTACAACTCCTTCTCAGAGCGAGTATTGAGGAGTTCCAAAGAAACTGTAGGTTTATCTTTACCTGCAACTATAAGAATAAGATCATCGAACCACTCCATAGTCGTTGTGCTGTCGTTGACTTTTCAATAAATGGAAAACAAAAAGCAACAATTGCCTCTCAGTTTTTCAAAAGAATTAATTATATACTGGAGCAAGAAAGGGTTGAGGCAGATAAGAAAGTCCTAGCAGAATTAATTAATAAGCACTTCCCTGATTGGAGAAGAGTTCTTAATGAGTGTCAAAGATACTCAGTAGGAGGCAAGATAGATAGTGGAATACTAGCTCACTTTAGTGATGTAAAGGTTAATGATCTCATTAAAAACCTCAAAGCGAAAAACTTTTCGGAAGTACGTAAATGGTGTGTCAATAACTTGGACAATGATCCTAGTGTTTTATTGCGTCGCCTGTACGATAGTTTATACGAATCCCTTGTGCCTTCCACTATTCCTGCTGCCGTACTTGTTATTGCGAAATACCAATATCAAATAGCATTTGTTGCTGATCAGGAAATAAATATGCTTGCGTGTCTAACAGAGATTATGGTGGAGTGTGAATTCAAATGAAGAAGATTTGTGCTATAATAAGGAAATGGTTAGACTTAGATCATCATACCCCTTGGGAAAAACATGAGAACTCAAAATAAAGAAAACTATTACTATATCTTTTGGATCATAGCAATGGTTGCTTTTATAGTCCCACAAGTATTTACTGCCATAGCGTATATGAAACTTGCTGAGATTATTGAAGAACCTATCAAGGTAGAGTTAGTTAATGAAGCCGAACTAAAGGTAAAACTGGGTCTTTAAATGAAACAAACTAACCTTGAAGAAAAAATCAAAATCGCAGAGGAGCGAATTTCTGAATTGAACATTCTAATTACACAATGGAGAAAACAAAATGATGAACAGAGAAAAGGTACGGAATCAAGTTAAGAGTAGATTTTATTATCTGTTCTGGGGCATAGCAACATTTTCTGTAGTTGCAGGACAAGTATATGTTGGAACTGGATATAGAGGATTTGCCAATTCGTTAAACAGGATTTTTGATACTGTTGAAATGCAGGTTTATGATGACTATGAAAAGTTTTATTAATGAGAACAGAAACTAGAGAAGCAATGGAAATGTTGTTTTCTGCTAAATGGAACTTGCCAAAAGCAGCAAAACATTGTAATCTAACTCATAAGGAAATGAAGATTACCTTTAGTGAGTATTGTGCTTTACATGGTGCAGATTATAAAGCACCTTCTCCTGCTATACAATTACATCTAAATTATGAGCAAAAAAGGACTAAAAACTCCACTTAGATATCCAGGTGGTAAGTCTCGTGCCTGTACTAAGATGGGACAGTTTTTTCCAGATCTTAGAGAGTATGTAGAATTTCGTGAACCCTTTCTAGGTGGTGGAAGTGTTGCGATACATGTTAGTAAACTGTATCCACATTTAAAGATTGTAGTTAATGATCTTTATGAACCATTAATAAATTTTTGGGTCAATCTTCAAACTTTTGGTGATGAATTAACTAAAGAGTTAAAAGGTTTAAAGATTACTAATTGTAATCAAGACTCTGCTAGATGTCTATTCGCAGAGATGAAAGATGTTATTAATGATAGTAATCATACTGATTTAGAAAGAGCAGTTGCTTTTTATGTTGTAAACAAGTGTAGTTTCTCTGGTCTTACTGAGAGTTCTTCATTCTCAGCACAAGCAAGTGATTCTAACTTCTCTATGAGAGGTATTGAGAAGTTACCAGAGTATTCTGAGATCATCTCACATTGGCATATTAATTCATATTCTTATGAATATTGTTTCCGAACAGATATTCATGATGGTCTTTTTATGTACATGGATCCTCCTTATGATATCAAGGATAACCTTTACGGAAAGAAGGGAGCAATGCATAAATGTTTCGATCACGACAAATTTGCTGCTGATTGTGACGAGCATAACAACATTAATATGCTAATTAGTTACAACTCTGATCAGTTGGTCAAGGATAGATTTAAAAACTGGAGTGCTAGTGAGTTTAAATTAACTTACACAATGCGTTCAGTTGGAGAATATATGAGAGAGCAACAAGAAAGAAAAGAGTTACTATTGTTTAATTACGAATTACCAGAGGTATCTACTAATGGATGAGGAACATTACCATATAAATGATCTGTATGAAGATATGGATCGCCTTAACGCTTTATATGAAGAACTAATGTGGCCTAATGATGCTCCACTTGACTTCTCTGCTGATTATGAAAACAATCGCATTATTATTTCTCTGAAGGACTTGGGATGAGTCTTAAGGATTATATTGGTCCTAAAACTCCAAAGAAAGATTGGGATGATGAGAAGTGGTTGGAACACGCTCAAACAATGGTTCACTCTCCTTGGATTACTGAAGATGATAGAGAATATTGGAAAGATAAGATTAAACAACTTAGAAAATGACTACGTTTGAATTGGTTATCATACCAATAATATTCTTTGAAGAGTTTGTCAAAAGAACTCTAATTGGTGTATACTATATGTGGCAGAAGTTTGATTACTGGAACTTCAATCGAAAATTACCTAAATGAAAAAACTATGGAGAATATGGAAATATGCGTTGGGTAGTTTCTCTGATGAAAAGACTAAACGATACGACAACTACGTTGTTCTGGTACGTTCTATTATTTTCGTATCTTATCTCATCACTAACTGTTTTATTATTGCAGGGGTCATAAGACATTGGAATTAAAAGACTGGTTAAATTCGATCAATCAAACAAAAAAGAATTTGATTGATGAAGATCCATCCATAGAAAAGGAGTATGCTCCTTATATAATTAATCGCATTTATTCTGGACATCTTGATTCTGTGATGTTTGCGAATGAAATGAATAAGTATTCGTTTCTTGATAAGAAGATTCAATATGATTTTTATCTAAATAGTTTACGATCTAAGAAGAGATTCTCTCCTTGGCTCAGGAAAGATAAGATTAAAGATCTTGATTATGTAAAACGTTACTATGGTTATAGTAATGAAAAGGCACAACAAGCATTGAAAATCCTAACTAAAGAACAACTTAATTTTATAAGATCTAAATTTGAAATTGGAGGAAAGCAATGAGTGTGGTTAAAGAACCTGAAGTGAATTGGTCGCAAGATCAAATGGTAGAAGTGACTCTGAATGAGCCAGATGACTTCCTAAAGGTAAGAGAAACACTTACAAGAATTGGAGTAGCATCCAGAAAAGAAAAGAAAATATATCAATCATGTCATATACTGCATAAGCAGGGGAGGTATTTCCTTGTCCATTTTAAAGAATTATTTGCCCTTGATGGCAAACACGCAAATCTCACTTCCAATGATGTACAGCGTAGGAATCGTATTGCTCAGCTTCTGGCTGACTGGGGGTTAGTCTCTATTGTAAATGCTGATAATATACAGGACATTGCTCCACTTAATCAAATAAAGGTTTTATCATATAAAGATAAGGGAGATTGGATTTTAGAAACAAAGTATAATATTGGTTCTAAGAAAAAGAAAGTTGAAGAGTGATGGATGTTAATGAACTTTGTCAGCAAAGTTATCCATTAATCACAGAGCAACTTAAAGAACGTATTAAAAAAATAAATAAAAAGATTTTCTTTGTATTAAGCACTGCTAGGTGTAGAAGTACTTGGTTCTCTAATCTTTTTACTTATAAGGATAGTTTTTGTTATAACGAGGAAACTCGATATATTAATAGTTGGGAAGAATTAGTTGATAGAATAGAAGAGAGGTCGGAGGAGTATATTGGATTTGAAGATCCAGAATTACTTCATTATATAAACTCACTTTATAAATTATTTCCCAATGCAACTTATGTTCTTTTAGAACGTGATAGAGAAGACTGTGAAATTTCTATGTGTAATCAATCAGGAGCACCTAGAGAATTGGTATCTATGAAGTTTGATAGATGGGAGCAAGATTTAATAAATTTTAATAGTATAGTATCAAATTATGAATCTATACATTTTGATGATATGGATGATGTAGAAGAGATTTATAGGATATGGAAATATGTTTTACCTGATATTACATTTGATATTGGTAGATGGAATTTATTGACAGCTTTAAAAATATCTGTTACTATTGGGACTAAACCATTTCCTATGCCAAAAGAAAAAATGGCAGTTTATTTTAATTTTGATAAATTGAATTACATTAAATGAAAAATAAAGACACTATTACTATGTTTCAAGTACCACCTTTAATGGTATTTGAATATGGTGGTGATATGGATAAACTTTTAGAATATATTTCTACTCTAGAATATCATGAGAGTACAGGTAATATAAAATCAGATAATGATTATATTTTAGATGATGAAAATTTAATTGATTTAAGAAAATTTTGTTTAGAATCTGTTCAGGAATACATTTCTGATGTATTAGGTATTAGTGATGAAATAGAAATACAACAGTCTTGGATAAATGTAAATAAACCAGGACAACATCATCCAGAACATTATCATGGAAATAGTTTTTTAAGTGGAGTTTTTTATCTATCTTCGGATCAGGAAGGAGGTGCTCCTATAGCATTTAAGTCGGAACTGCATAAAAGTAATTTTTCTATATTAATTCATCCAGACAATCCATATGCTAAGTATTATTCATCTCTTGCTGCCAGTTTTAAGTATCCCTCTGTACCTGGTCAATTATTAGTATTCTCTAGTACTACAATACACAGTGTCCCTCAAAATCAGTCAGACTCAGTGAGAGTTAGTTTATCTTTTAATACATATCCAAAAATTCCTTTTGGTAGTAAAAAGGGACTTACATATGTAAGGGGTTGACACCCTCTTTTTTTATGCTATACTATGTTTGTTGAATCGACGGGTTCAACGGGGAGTGACTGAATAAACTTTCTGGCATATAGCTGGTTAAGGTGACGAGACACAGGTGGTGCTGCTGGAGAGAGTCTCCAGAATCGACTTACCAGTCGGGTCTCAGGCAAGGACGTAAAATTTACTACTGTAGTAATGCCCGTTCTTTGTTGGTAATACAGAAACCCAACCTCCCACACAACAATCCTCTGTAGCTCAGTTGGTAGAGCAGGTGACTGTTAATCACCCTGTCCCTGGTTCGAGTCCAGGTGGGGGAGTTTTTTAAAGTATTATGAAAAAGGATATATTTTCAATTCCTATATTTGAGGATAAAGTAGATTTAGAAAAACTCATTGTACCTTATACTGATAATGATTTTAAACCTACTTGGGATTCTTCTATTGCGACAACACTTCAAAGTTCATTAGATGTTCCTGAATCAACCTATCAATATCTTTATGAAATTGTTGTTGATAATTTAGGTCCTTTTGGATTATTGGGATCAAAGTTAAAATTTGATGGTCCTTGGGTTAATAAGTATTTGGAGTATGATTATCAGGATGTTCATATACATCCACATGCCCAATGGAGTTTTATAATTTATGTTGATGTATATTCTAAAACTTCTTTTTTAAATCCTTCAATGGGAATGATCCAAAATCATATGGGAAGTTTTGTACCCAATTTTGAATTGGATTATAAACCCAATTTAGAACCAGGAAGCATCATAATATTTCCATCATACTTGATGCATCATGTTAATAGTGGTAATATAGGTACTACCATGTCTGGTAATGTTCTTATTGATTATGAAAGGTAAACTAAAATGAGATTCAAAGCACTAGTTTTCGTTAGATTGAGAGGATCTGTATCTGATGCTGCTGGTAATGCGGTGATGAAAAATACACATTTAGTTGCTCCTAATCTCAAACCACATTTGTTGAGGATTGGTAAGGCAATTGATTTTTGGTTTGATGCTGAGACTGAAGAGATAGCAAGAAAAGAAATGGAGCTTCTTTCTGATAGAATGCTTTCTAATACAGTCATAGAAGATTGGAGTTATGAATTACAGGAAACCGAAGAGACAGGTATAGGAAACATATCTAATGATAATGCTGGAACATCAAAGCATCATCTATTTGAGTGAAACCGAATAAATAGGTAGGGGATACAACATCCCCCTTTTTTAATGCTTTATGGTTAAATAGTAGTGTACGCCTTCGGGGTACACAATTCACACTCGCTTAATAAGGAGAACCATGAACGCATTACAACGCTACCACGCTGAAAATCTTCCAGAACTAATGGAGAAGATTGCTAAGAATGGTATAGGGATGGATGACTATCTGGATCGTTTTTTTAATTCAGACTTTCCACAATCAAATTATCCACCATATAATTTAATTCAATTGAATAATCATGAGTCAACACTGGAGATCGCACTTGCAGGGTTTAAGGAAGATCAGTTACAAGTCTTCACGGAGTTTGGAAAACTATTTGTGGAAGGCAGAAAAGAAGAATCGGAAGTTGATGGAACGTTTATCCACAAAGGATTGGCCCAACGTTCCTTCAAACGAGTTTGGGAGGTCTCAGACGATACGAAGGTTGGATCCGTCAAGTTTACAGATGGACTCCTCACCATACAATTAAATAAAATTGTACCAGAACATCATGCTCGTAAAACTTACTTAGGGGGTAAAGATCATGAAATTAACTAGTCCTTTCAGCATTATAAAGAATGCTATTAGTGATCTCAAACGAGTTCCTAAAGATAAGAAGCAGAAAGAAAAATCTGTGGTATAATATAAGAGTCAGAGAAATACTGGCTGCGGTTATCCCCTTTGGTAGGTTCAGGATAAGCGGCTATAGGAATCTACCCCAATATTATTTCATTGTATATGCCAGCATTGATTTGTAACTTACCTTCTTATGAGGTATGGGTTAGAAAAGAATATCTCACTGATCATCAAAGTGGTCATGGAGAATATGTAAAGGGCGTTTGGGTATCGGCAAAATCGATACCTGGACGTGCTTTTTATTTTGAAACTTATCTACCAGAATACGCAGCAGTTTACGATAAACTACCTATCAGTGCTTTTCTCTCATCACCAGAGAAACCAGAACCAGATATGGAATTACATAACCTACAGTTTTGGAACTGTATGGATTATGGATTGGTTGTTGTTCAAAAGCAATTTATTGGTTCAATGCATTATGAAATAATGACTCGTGATTATGGTAAACAAACTGGCACATATATTTGTACGCTAGATAATTATCATCAAGATCCTGATCTAATAGATTATTCTACGAGTGAGAATCCTGGTGAACATAAATCTCATAACTTAATTGAATTGGATAATGGGCAGTTTGCTTTGTATCCTAATAATAGAATGAGAATCTATGACAATAGTTTGACTCCTGAGACACCAAAAACTCCTGACTTTAAAGTATCAACAGTTTATTATCAAGTTGAGAATGGTCACGATAGAGATGGATTAGGATCAGAAGAAAATTATTTTTGGAAAACAGCAAAGGAGAGAGATGGCGAATCGGAATTGGGATGATCCCCTTGATTTTAAAGAAGAGGGTATTGTATTAGATTATAAAACTGCTGGTGTTGATATAGATGCTGGTAATAAGTTTGTAGAAGATCTTAAAACTAAAGTTCCTAACCTTGGTGGGTTTGGTGGAATGATAAAGGTTCCTTCGGGATATGAGGAACCTATTTTGGTATCTGGAACTGATGGTGTAGGAACTAAGATTGATATTGCACAAGCTGCTAATGACTATACAACTATTGGTATAGATCTTGTTGCTATGTGTGTCAATGATATAATCACCTGTGGTGCTAAACCATTATACTTCTTAGATTATATTTCTACTCAGAAATTGGATGATAAGATACCTGATATTATGACAGGTATTATTAAAGGGTGTGAGATAGCAGGTATGGATCTCTTGGGTGGAGAAACTGCTGAACATCCTCAGTATCAGATGAAGATTGACCTTGCTGGTTTCTGTACAGGTATAGTAGAAAAGAAAAACATTATTGATGGATCTGCTATTAAACCAAGTGATAGAATTATTGGATTAGCAAGTAGTGGTGTTCATAGTAATGGATACAGTATTATTAATTATTTGGCACGTAGACTTAAGTTAGGATATTATAGTCACCCTGAGTTACTTACACCAACAACCATCTATGCTCCTGTTGTAGAACGTCTTTTAAATGAGGTTGAAGATGTTTATGGTATGTCGCATATTACTGGAGGAGGAATCCCTGAGAACCTTCCTAGATGCCTTCCAAAGGGACTTAAAGCACACGTTGATTGGAATGCTTGGAGTGTCCCAGAGATATTCTTAGAGATCCAAAGACAGGGTAATATGGATGAGTTGGAGATGAGAAGAGTATTTAATCTAGGTATTGGATATTGTGTAATTGTTCCTGCTAATCGTGCTGAGTTGACTATGGATATTATTAGAGGTGAAGGTATAGAGTGTTGGGAGATTGGAGAGGTTTACGATGGACAATGACAAAAAATGTGTTATAATTATTAAAGGAGATTA